CGCAAGAAGATCGAGCTTGAGGTCGAGGCCTTCGCCATCGACGAACCTGCCCGAGTGACGCGCCGAGCGGCTGTTGCTGATCCGGCCACCGGATACCGGATGTTTTGCGACACCTACTTCCCGCATTATTTCATCAAAGAGCCCTCGCTTTTGCATGAAGACCTGTTTGTCGAACTTCCCGAAATCGTTGCTACGAAAGAGGGCCAAAAGAGGTTGGTCATAGCCCCGCGCGGATCCGCCAAGTCGACGCACATCAGTCAGGCATTTCCACTGTGGTGCATTGTGACAGGTCAAAAGCACTTCATCTGCCTGATCATGGATGCCTTCGAGCAGGCTGCGATCATGGTTGAGGCCATCAAGGCCGAACTCGAATTCAATCCGCGTCTGGCTTATGATTTTCCCGAAGTCATGGGTGCTGGTCGCATGTGGCGCGAGGGCGTGATTGTCACCGCCAACAACATCAAGGTCGAGGGCTTTGGTACCGGCAAGAAGATCCGTGGCCGTCGCCATGGTCCCTACCGTCCCGACCTGATCATCCTGGATGATGTCGAGAACGACGAGAACGTAGAGAGCCCGCGGCAACGCGACAAGCTCGAGAAGTGGATCTCGAAAGCGGTTCTGAAACTGGGCCCGACAGACGGCACCATGGATGTGCTTTATGCGGGAACTGTTCTGCTGTTTGATGCTGTCATTGTGCGGTTCTCGAAAAAGCCGGGCTGGAAAGTCTCGCGGTATCAGGCGCTGGTGAAGTGGCCCGATGACATGGCGCTGTGGGACCAGTGGGAAGAGCTCTACCTAAACGACGAGACGCAGGCTGAAGCATTCTGGCAGGCCAACAAAGACGCGATGACTGAAGGTGCGGTGATCAACTGGCCGCAGATGCACTCGCTGATCTTCCTGATGCAAGAGCGCGCGGGCGATCACGACAGCTTCGAGTCCGAGTATCAAAACAACCCGATCAACGGCGACAATGCCTTCCGCGATGTGACCTATTGGGTCGTGAAGCGCCGCGAGTGGCTCTTCTTTGGCGGCATCGACCCCAGCTTGGGCAAGAAGAACGCCGGGCGCGATCCAAGCGCCATTCTCATCGGGGGATACTGTCCGGAAGATGGTATCTTCGACGTGGTTGAAGCGTCGATCCGTAAACGGCTGCCGTCCATCATCATGGAAGATGCCCTGAAAATGCAGGATGACTATAAGTGCCAGCTGTGGTTTGTGGAATCGGTACAGTTTCAGGAGATGCTGCGCACCGAGCTGATGAAGCTTGCGGCACAGCGCGGTCTTGCCATGCCCTGCATTCCGGTCACACCCTTTGCAGATAAGGCGCTTCGGATTGAGCGACTGCAGCCCCCTATTCAAGCGGGGCTGATCCGGCTGCACAACAGCCAGAAGACACTGATCGACCAACTACAGCAATGGCCACAAGCGGCACATGATGACGGGCCAGACTGTCTGGAGATGCTCTGGACCGGCGCGCTCGAGCGCGGTGGCGGTCTGTTCACAGGCGGCGGTCTGGCCGTTTCACCAGGCACAGATTACATGGCAGGATATTGAGATGGCGAAGAAACACAAAGCCACGGATGTGAAAGCGCCCGCCGCCCCGTCACAAGCGGTTTATGCAAGCGTTAGAAATGATATTACCATTCCGTATTTCTCGGATGTGCTGTCGTTTATAGACGAGACCTTACTGGAGCGCGGGGGCGGCAAAGGCCTCAAGATCTATGACGAGATCGAGCGGGACAGTCATGCATATTCGGTTTTGCAAAAACGCAAACACCAGCTGATCGGGCGCGAATGGACCGTTAAGGCGGGTGGCGAGGACAAAGCCGACATTGAGGCCGCTGACTTCATCCGCGATCTGCTGGATGCTTTGCCCTTCGACCAGATGTGCCTTGATCTGCTGGACGCTACACTCAAGGGCTTTTCACTGTGCGAGTTGATCTACAAGCGCGACGGCCGTCACGTGGTCATCGACAAGGTGACCACATTGGAGCAGCGCCGCTTTGTCTTCGATCTGGATTTTAAACCACGCCTTTTGACCATGAGCGCCCCGTCTCTTGGGGAGAAGCTGCCCGATCGCAAGTTCATGGTCCACCGGTTCGGTATGAAGGGGAATAATCCCTACGGTCTGGGGATGGGTACACGGCTGTTCTGGCCGGTGCTGTTCAAACGCAACGGCGTTGCCTTCTGGATGAAATTTCTTGAGCGCTTTGCCTCGCCGATCCCCGTTGGCAAATATCCGATGGGAAGTCTGCCCGCTCAGCATCGTGAACTGATGTCGGTTCTGGAAGGCATGAACCACTCATCCGCGATCACAGTGCCGATAGGTACCGAGATTGAGTCGTTCGAGGCCAAGCGATCAGGCACTGTCGACTATGAAGCCTGGGGGCGTTTCTGGAATTCGGAGATTTCAAAGGCAACACTTGGCGAGACGCTGACCACGGAAATGGGAACGAATGGCGCGCGGGCTGCTTCCGAGACCCATGCCACAATGCTCGATATGCTGGTCGACAGCGATGCGGACATTCTGTCCGGTACGCTCAACAACCAGATGGTGCGCTGGCTTTGTGCGTTCAATTACCCAGGCGCAAAGTTGCCAACCGTCTGGCGGCCGCGTCCGTCCAACGAGTTGGAACAGGAAGCTGTTGCAAAAGCCCGCGCCGAGCGCCGCTCGCTTGATGTGAAATCTTTAGAGGACGCGCGTCGGTTGGGCTACGAGCCCGAAGATCTCGACGCCTACATGGAGAAGGTTTTTGACGGCCCCGTTCGCAGGGTAACACCTCCTGCGCCTGCTCAAAAAAAAACTCCGCTGAAATAGCATTTGCCGACGACGGCGGGTTCTCGATTGCGGAGCTCGTCACCGCTGTCGAGGGCGTTGTGGCGGATGAACATCCCGGTTGGATTGCCGATCTGAAGAAACTTGTGATGGCAGCAACAGACGGCGATGCTCTGGATCAGGCGCTGCTGGAGTGGCAGACAAGCCTGCCGGTTCCGGCCTATGTCGACGCCCTTGGTGATGCGATCGCACTGGCGCACGTCAAAGGGCGCTCAGAGGTTGCGGATGAAGCCGACGATCCGGCCCTGGCTGATCCGACTATTGGCACCGTGACATTCACCGAGGCACAAGACTTCTTGCGCCAAAAGGTCAGTATGCCGACAAAGGCGTGGACAGACACCCTGCATCAGGCGCATGACCGGGCGTTTGTCATTGCAGGCGCGGACTCGGTTGCCTTGGTGGATGACATTCGTGGGGCACTCACCCGCTCTCTCGGAAAGGAAGGCGGGGGGTTGGAAGCCTTCCGTAAAGAGTTCGATGCCATCGTCGGGCGTACCGGCTGGGAGTACAATGGGGGCCGTAACTGGCGCACCCGCGTGATTTATGAAACCAACCTGCGCACAGCGCATCAGGCTGGCCGTCTCAAACAGATGCGCGATCCCGATGTGGTTAAACTGCGCCCATACTGGCGATACGTTCATGGAGAGACCCGTGAACCCAAATCACCGCGCGCAGAGCACCTTGCGTGGGACGGAATGGTATTCATGCACGACGATCCAATCTGGGAGACCATCTATCCCCAGAACGGCTGGAAGTGCTCCTGCGGCGTCGGCACGCTCTCATCGGCGGGCCTGAAGCGTCTTGGCAAGGATGGGCCTGACAAAACACCGGTGCTTAAAATGCGCAAGGTCAAAGACCCGACAACCGGCGACTGGGTGGATGTGCCGGAGGGAATTGACTTCGGCTGGGGATATCAGCCGGGTGACAAATGGGAACGCGGGCTGGTACCGCGCGAGTTGCTCAAACCGCTCAACCGTTTGCAGCCCGAATTGCCCTTGCCGGTCTCGCCATCGCTGGATGGTTTCAGCAGACCGTTTGCAGCGGACGAACTGCCCGCAGGCAAAGCACCGGAATTCTATGTAGACCGCTTTCTCAACCGGTTTGGGGCTGCGATTGGCAATGGCGTGATGCACCGCGACAAAGCCGGACAAGCGGTACTGATATCTGATGATCTGTTCCGCAATGTGGACGGCAAGTGGAAGACGATGAAGCGGGAGCGCTCGATCCAGATGGAACGGCTCGCTGAAGCAGTCTTTGATCCGGATGAAATCTGGGTGGACTGGGCGGAAGCAGCGGATGGCAGCCCCAGATTGGTCCGGCGCTACATTCGCTGGGATCCGGCCCTTGCCGCGTTCAGTTTGCTGGAATGGACTTCCAAGGGATGGTCAGGCCTGACGTCGTTTGATCCGCGCGCAGGCAAGCAACAAAAGCCGTCACGCGCCTACCTTGAAAAACAGCGACGTGGCGTCTTGATCTACCGGAGAGGGAAATAAGGGAGAATGTTGCGCTTCAACCTCTTGCGAGACAAGCAGGTGGACCCACAACGGTTCTTGCCTCGCAACGAACGATGTATCGGAAGAGATGTTCAGAATCAATGCAGACTTTGCCGTACCAACATACCGAAGGCCAGAGCAAAAAGGGAGCGTCTGCCACGCAACACTCCCCGGCCGCGCAAGCTGTGCAGACCCGTGGCGGTCCTTGCGCGGCAGTCTGATTTTAATCATGGAGCGGGAGTAAATCAATGAGCGGCGCACGCATGACATTCCAGCTCAAGGACAAGCAGCTGCGCAAAGAGCTGCAGCGCCTTGCCAGCCTCGACAAAGACTTCACACCCCTGCTCAAGTCGATCGAAGAGGAATATGCTGGAGCGGGCGGCATTATCAATACGCGCTTCAAGCGGCAGGAGGACCCAGATGGCGATGGCTGGCAACCGCTCTCGGCTAAGTGGGTAAAACGCAGACAGAAGAAAATGCCGGGATCTCCGCTCACGATCCTGCGGATGCGCGGGCATCTTGCGGGTTCCATAAATTATCAGGTGAATGGTGGAGTTTTAACCATCGGTACAAATGACGAGGTCGACGCTTACGCTGGAGTTCATCAGTTCGGCTCCGAGGATGACAAGAATATTCCCGCGCGACCATTCCTCGGATTTGGCGACAGTGATATGGATATCGTTGAAGAGGAGGTTGCGGTATTTCTGGCCGGTGAATGAGATACTTTCCCCAGCCCGCAGAATGGCCCCCCTGAGCGCGATCAGCCCCCGACAGCACCCCTTGCCGCGAAAATCTCTACTACCCCCCGTTAGACCCCCGTTAGAATTGCTGTACGGGCGGATCAGTCGGGTGTCAGCCACAGCATTTGCAAAACATCTTGCGATTTGGCCCGGAGCGGTCATGATGGGGCAAGCGGCAGATCGCACCCATCCCTAAACTCAGTTCAGTTATTTTCCCAATTTGCGCGGGCCTAGTGTGACCACATCGAGTTATCGAGTGGAGCACTGATTTAATGCCTAAGGGAACAAGCGATGTAAAAGTGACACGCAAGGTGGAGGTGTTCCGTCCGGGCACCTTCCGGGCGATGAACGGACAGGAATACGCCTTCTCCGAAGCTGACGTTGCAGGTATGGTCGCGAACTACGACAGCAAGGCCGCCCCTGCGCCGGTTGTGGTCGGCCACCCAAAGCATGATGATCCGGCATTTGGCTGGGCAGACAGCTTCGAGGTCAATGAGGCGGGAACGCTTGTTGCCGACCTGACCGATCTGTCGCCCGAGTTTGTTTCCGCCGTCGAAGAAGGCCGGTACCGCAAGGTGTCGATGAAGTTCTTCGCGCCTGATGCCTCCAACAACCCCAAGCCCGGTACATATTATCCGCGTCACATCGGCTTTCTTGGCGGCGCTGCTCCTGCGGTCAGCGGTCTGGCAACCGTCCAGTTTGCCGAGGCCGAAGATGACGAGTTGATCGAGATCGCGTTTGTCGAGCCCGCCATGGAGGATGTCGCCACACTCTTCCGCCGCATGCGCGAGTTTTTCATCGAAAAGTTCTCTCTGGAGGACGCCGATAAGGCTGTTCCCGAATACCTCATTCGCTGGGTGGATGATGCCGCTGACGCGCCGTCCGAGACTGCACCCGCATTCACCGCCCCCAAAACAGAGGAGCCTGCCATGGCCGCAGACGAAACCAAACTGAATGAGCGCGAGGCAAATATCTCCAAGCGTGAACGCGCTCAGCGCAACACCGAAAACGTCAGCTTTGCTGAAGAGCTGATCGCAGGCGGTAAAATGCTCCCCGTCCAGAAGGACAGCGTAGTGGCGCTGCTCAACGAGCTCGGCGTGGATGAAGCGTCAGAGATCGCGTTTTCAGACGACGGTACCGAGAAGAAAGTCGGTGCTGTTCAGCTGCTCAAAGATATCCTGTCCGCCCAGCCTGAAGTGGTGCCAGGCGGCGCAACCGATTTGGGCAGTGATGTGCCATCGGCGTCTCCGGCATTTGCAGCCCCCGACGGCATGTCTGTCGATACCGACGGCCTCGAGCTTCATCAGAAGGCGGTTGCCTTCCAAGCACAACATCCCGGCACGCAATACATCGCTGCCGTACAAGCCGTACAGGGAGCCTGATCCATGGCACCACTTCAATCACACATCTCCGC